GGTAGCATCTTTGCCTCTACCCATAATAACATTTTTTAAATCTTCAGGGTTAGTTGCTCTGCCATCATATCCTTTAGCAACAAATCCAGACTTGTCTGTAAAAATAAATTCACCATTTGGATTTCTACCAAACACCACTGCAGGAGAACCATCCCATTTTATTGTGAGTGACTGTGTGCTTTTGCTTAATGATTGTAATTGTTCAATTGCTCTTATGGCTCCTTTAGAACCTTCCCAGAAGATTAAATCTTCTGCGTGTTGGATTCTTGATTCTTTAAGTGCGACATTCTTTCTGTCCACTTCTTTAAATTCTACTAATCTCATATTTTTATTTTGTTAAGTAATCTTCTATACCACCCAATAGGGTCATTCATATTCTCAGGCAATTTTTTTCCCATCTTGGCAAATGAATCTTTAACATCTGCTATTAAAGTATCATAGTCTGATCTGCCTTTAATTTTTGCGTGTATGGTTTCCACAGTGTTAAGATCATTGGCAGTGGCTCCTTTGCCCAACAATAATTCTGCTATCTTGTTAGGATCTTTAGTAACTGGTTCATTGGTGTCTCTGTTGAGTAGTCCTGCTTTGTGACTCCATTTGTATCCAAGTGGTTTCGCTATGGAAGCCATCATCACGTGTCTGTCTGCACCTTTGTATTCTGATCCAGGTTCGCCACCTTGTAAACTCCACTTCATCCATTCCGGATCACCAAACATTAAATCTGTTTGTACATATCCATTCTTGGCACTGCCTCTGATTGGAGTTTTGAAGTGTACACTGATACCACTCTTCTTAACCCATAGTTTAGGATCTTGCTTGTTTTGAATTGCCCACTGATTCAATTTGTCTGCCAGTTGATCTTTTGTTACTTTGCTCTGGTCAATAGCAACATCTAAATCACCTGATGTAGGTGCTTTGCCAGTGGTACCTAATGTGTTATTCTGTAAATCTAGTCCTGTAATTTTTTCTAACCAAGCAAGTGTAGGGGAAACGTCTGCTTGATTAATTCTAGTTGTGGCTATTTGTCCATTAGGATCTTTGAATACATTGCCACCCTCTTTAAGAATCTTCATTTGTTTTTTTGCTTTCAATTATTTTTTTGATGCCAACTTGAAACTTCTTGGCTTCCTTGTTACGAATACTGTTTAAAAAACGTCTTTCCAACTCCTGTGCTTGTTCTTCTGGGTAATTCTCTGCGATTGTGTTCAACAGATTCACAGCACTTTCAATGATGTTTGATCCGGTTGTTTCTATGAAGGCTTCAGCGTCATTGACTCTGCCAATGTTTCTCAATTCATCTAGTATGCTTCTGGTACGTTTTTTCATAGTCTTGCCCTACTTTTTACTATTTACCGATTAGAAAGCAAATATAAAGCAGGCATTCATAGTATAACAGGTCTAATTTTGGTTGTCAATCTTTTAATTGATAGTGTATTTCTGCCTATAAATACATATATTATTATGGACTTTTTAACATTTGTATCAGAAGTGGGTTTCCCAATAGCAGGCGCTGTGGCTTCAGGAATCTTTATCTTTATCATTTTGCGATTCATTCTAGCCACTGTGACAGGCTCTGTGAATGGTTTGAAAAACATCATTCAAAGTCTAGACAACAGAGTGCAGACCATGAACAATGACCTTATCAAGATAGACACATTGCTTTCACACATAGAAGGTGTCAAACCTAATGTGGACAGAATAGCCGCCAACGAAGGCAAGGAAGACGCAAGGAAAGATTAATGACTGTAGAACTAGCCAACGCAATTAAAGAGTTTGGATTTCCAATCATAGCCGCATTTGGATTGGGTTACTTTGTGTACTATGTGTGGACTTGGGTAACCACAGAAATTAAACCTGTACTGGCAGATGCCAACAAAACATTGATTGCCTTGATAGATAGAATTAGAATGTTGGATAACGATATGATCAGATTGACTCAAAAACTGAATATGTTGCTAGAACAAAAAGACAAACAAAAAAATAACAAATCTAAAAAATAACTATTTTACAGTAAACACTTTTATTTTCTCAGTTTTGCCTTTTACTTTAATTGTGCCCAAACTGTTAAATTTGAATCCATTTGTTTGATTTTTAGTCTTTTCACCTATCACAAGTGTACTGCCTAATTCTTTAGAACTGCTTTCCAATCTACTTGCTAGGTTGACATCATCTCCTATCACAGAGTAATCAAACCTTTGTTCTGAACCCATGTTGCCTACCAACGCTTCACCTGTGTTTATACCTATGCCGATATTGATCGCAGGCAATTTTTCTTTCTTTAATTCTTTGTTTAGTTTTTTTAATTCTTTCTGCATCTCCACAGCACTCTTGACTGCTCTATTGGCGTGGTCTTTCATATCCAATGGTGCGTTCCAAAATGCCATGATACAGTCTCCCATGAACTTGTCTATTGTTCCACCATTCTGTATGATAATGTCTGTCATGCGTGTTAAAAATCTATTGATCAGTTTTGTGAGTCCTGCTGGATTACCTTTGTACTTCTCACTGATAGGAGTGAACCCTCTTATGTCTGAAAACATAAATGTCATAGTTCTTGTTTCGCCACCCAGTTTCAACAAGCCAGGATCTTTTTGTAATTTAGCCACCATGTCAGGTGCTAGATAATGTTCAAATTGTTTTTTGATCTGCTGTCTCAACCTACTCTGTACAGCAAAATTATTGAACGTAAGATGTGACCAAGTAATCAACAACACTAGGAAAGGCCAACTCACATCCACTAACATATTCATAGAATTGTAGGCATACCAACTGCCGTATGCTGTGCCAGACAAAGTGATCAACAATAATAATGCTGTGTAGACTACTTTAAGTCTAGGCACAAGAATTAAAAACACAATCAACAAAACTGTTGTGGCAATTATTTCAAGCAATGATATTTGATTGTCTCTATCCAAAGCAGTCTTAGTCGCAATGGTATCCATGGCTTGAACAGAAATCTGCATATCAGTCATCAATCCTAATGGAGTATCTTTCAGTGTGCTTAACCCTGCCGCGTTCAATCCAACGATCACAATCTTATTGGTCAAGTCTATATCTTTTGTCATTAAATCTCCAACACTGATTGTAGGTATTGTGTCGGGTTGAGCAAAGTTTATATTAACCATCGCATTGGAATCTGGTCTGATCACAAATTGTTTGTTGAGATATATTTCTTTTACACCGTCCTGTGCTGTTACAACTTTGTAGGCTCTGCCATTCATTACAACTCTCAGTGTTTCCAGTATTTGAGCAGGCACAATGCCTTGATCAGTGTTGATTAACAACGGCTGACTTCTCACTGTGCCGTCAATAGATGGAATCATAATATTGACTCCAACACCTTTGGCACTGTCTAACAACATTGGCAAATTGCTGACAACACCCAAGAAATTGTACAACCATGCTGTGGGATCTGCTCCTTTGTAAAGAATGTTTGGTTTTTTAATTTTGCCATCTGTCGCACTGTTCTTTACACTATACATTAATACAGCATCACTCACATTGAAAAATTGTGCCAACATTTGATCATTGTCTGGAATCAGCAATAATTTTTCTTTTAATTCTTTAGGCAGTTTTTGTGTTTCAACAAACGAACTGGCATTTAATCTGTCTGCTTCGCTGAATAAAATATTGTACTGCACTGTGTTTGCTTTTTGATTGATAATACGTTGATGTATGTCAGCCATAAAGTTTCTATTCCAGGGCCATTGACCATACTGTTTCAAATCTTGCTCTGTGATTTCCACAATAACAAAATGATTTGAAGTTACTGTTCTTGGTTGTATCTTTTGATAGTAATCAAAAGTTTTTAATCTAAGTATTTTGAGTGGCTCTACATCATAAACTCTTAATCCCACACCAACAATGACAGTGATTAGGACAATCCATATGCTTGTAAGAAATTTATTCATTAACCACCTCCGCCAAACGAAGTCCAGTTCCAAGGATCTTCAAATTTTTCCAATTCAGATTTGTGCGGTCTGCAGATACATCTTATGCAAAGTCCTACCAATATTCCTATTAAAAACCAAGTCATTATATGTTCTCCCCTTCGCTCTCTGGTATGTGCGGCAGTTCGTCTTCATACACAAACGGTGCATCTGAAGTTTGATCAAGTAATCGATTCAACATTTTGATTTGTGTTTCCAAGATTTGCCATTGTTGCACCTGGTCTTTCCATAAAAAAATTTGTGAAGTTGAAACTATGGTTAGTCCTAACAACACAATTAACGTATATATGGTTTTCATTTTATTTCTCCTGTAATGCATTTCCTACATCACTTAATATAGGACTTGCCAAGTAGTTTAACACTGATCTCTCGCCTGTCAGTATGTGAGCGACAACATCAATTCCTGGATATAAATCATATGTGTTTGATCCTGATACAAATTGTTGCTTTTCCAACACAACATCAATCACATAATAGTTGCCTTGCTGGCTCTGTACAGCATCAGGACTTATAGAAATTATTTCTCCATTGATAGGAGCATAGTTCATTGAATCTATATTGTTCAATTTAATTTTAACCTTTTGTCCAATTTTTACATAACCACGATCCTTCAACATCAATTTGGCTTCCACAATACACACACCATCTGTTGGAATAATTGTTACCACATTTTGACCTTGCTTGATTACTCCGCCTGTATTTTTATAATATAAATTTTGTATTTTTCCATCCACATTGGTAATCACTTGATACTTTTCATAACCCACACCAGGATCCAATTCAACTATGACATCTCCTGCTTTCACTGTATCACCTTCTTGAAAGTTTACCTTTGTGACTTTGCCTGTCACCATTGTGTCAAATGTGGAAGAGTGTCCTTGTGGCACAACAACTCCACTGGATTGAATAGTGACATCCAATTTGAAAATGGACATGAATGTGACTATGACAACGAATAGAAAAATTAATGTGATATTAAATTTTTCAGATGCTGTTAGTGTAATTTTCCAATTGTTTAAGAGACTCATATCTCCTTTCTATTAATGGTTTAACTTTAAAATATTTGTTCATGGTCATAAAAGTTCTAGCACTCAAAATGTTTAAACCTATCAAACTGCCCACAGTCAATTCGCCATTCAATGTCAACACTGCACCAAATGAAATTACACATACTGTGAGTAAACTTGTCCATGCCATATCTAAATGTACTGTTGTGTATTCTTTGAAATTGAACACTGTGCGATATTGATTCAGCATCCATGCCATCAACACAAATCCCACAATCAATAATCCTATCTGCCAAGACATAGAGAATATAATGGCAAAGAATACCAACTGAAATGGTGCGTCCAGCACACCCGAAATAACACTGCTTTTATTGGTCATATCTATTGTCTGTAAACTTTTGTTGACTTCCATAGGCATTTGTTTTTCTTTCTGCACTTTTTCTTTCATCGCCAATAAAACTTTATGCGATTGTTTGTATAAGAAAGTGGACAACAACTGTTGCCTGTTCTGACGGAACACATATTCAAACAGGATACAAAGCACTGCACCCACTGTAAGTGTGACCAATGTACTGACAACTCCACTTGATAAAAATTTGTTCAAA